GTTTCCTCCTAATGTATTTCACCCCAGTTATCCCCTGCTTCATAGTCTACCTTATTAGGTATTGCAAGTTCAACTGCTGATTCCATTATTTCAACAATGTGTTTAGCTTCTTTATCATTTTTCACAGAAATGTCTAGTTCATCATGAATTTGTATATGAGGAATAATCCCTTTTTTGTATAGCTCTAACATACATTTTTTAGTCATGTCTGCAGCAGATCCTTGTATTAATTTATTTAAAGATTTGTAAGTGAAGGCTCTTTTTATACCTGGGCCATGTTCTAGTATAGCTTGTTCATGAGGAAGAGCTTTATGAATTCCAAAATAATTTGGTTCCCATAAATGGAATCGACAAAGTCTTCCTAATAAAGTTCTAATCTGTCCGCGTTGTTGTGCACGCTGTGATACAGCATTCATTAATTGTTTAACGAAAGGAACTTTAGCGTGGTAAGTTGCAAAAAGATCTTCTGCTTTTTCTTTACTAACTCCAAGTTCAGCTTGAAGTTTTGCTTTTCCCATCCCATAAAATAAACCTAAATTAATTACCTTAGCTTGTGATCTAGGAATTTGAGCCATGTCTGCTACAATTCCATGAAAATCAGCGTTGCCTTCTTTATAAGCGTCCACGACGGTGAAGGCCGAAGGCAACTGCTGAAGAGATGCATAATGTACAACCAATCTTGGTTCTTGTTGATTGTAATCAAAGCATCCCCACACACAACCATCTTCGGGAATGAATAGGGATCGAATCATTGGTCCGAGATCTTTGTTGCGTGCAGGAATTTGTTGTAAATTTGGATTAGAATAGGAAAATCTTCCAGTAACTGTACCTCCCTGATCAGATCTTATTTGATTAATATCTGCATGAATTCTACCTTTGTGTTCGTGTTTAATAATAGTATCAATAAATGTTGTATGTGCCTTGTTAATCTCTCGAGCTTTTGCTATCTTTTTAACTAAAGGATGAGAGTGTTCTTGTAAAAAATTTTTGGTAAAGGAAGGTGCTTGTGTTTTCGCTGTTCGTTCATAAGGGAGTTTTAATTTATCAAAAACTTTGGCAATTGATCTTGCTGCCCATATTTGAGGCTCTATGTGTGTTTCTTTTTTTATCTCTTGCAGCAATATTTTTTCTTCTTCTAATAATTTTTGTTTCAATACACGCGCTTTTTGAACATCTACTCGGACGCCCTTAAATTTCATATCAATCAGACAAGGAAATAAATCTGATTCTAATTCAAAAATAGATTCTAGATCCTGGTTGCTTAATTCTTGTTTCAATTTTTTCCATAATTGGTAAGTGACTTCAGCATCTCGTTCTGCATAATCACCTACGTACATTGCCGGCAGTTTCCACATCTCAGCTTTAGGATTTACTCCCCATTCTTTGGCACCTGCATTTAAAGCAGCTTCATCTTTTCCGTATCCAATATACTCTCGACCTAAACTGTTTAAATCATAACGCATTCTGTTTTCATTGATTAAAGATGCAGCCGTCATGGTATCAACAATGTCTCCTTTAATTTCTATTCCCATGGCACGAATCCAACACACATCGTACATGGCATTATGAAAAATTTTTAGAGAAGAAGATTTACAAAGATCGCTAAACCATTGAATTACTTTCTTTTTTTGAAGGTTGCCACCTCCCTCGTGATCAAAAGGAAAATAACCTTGATATCCTTCACTGGCTACAGCGATGCCAACGACTTTTCCATTTCCAATAATGGATCCTGATCCTCTTGTTTTTAAATCAGGATCTGAAGTTTCTAAATCAATAGCAACTTCTTGACGATTGGTTAGGTCAGGAAATTTTTCTGGCTTGACCCATTCAGTTTGAGGTTTGAATAAAGGAATTTGCATTATGAATAGTCTCTCTCAATAATCATATCTATATAATGTTTTGCTTTTTCTAGATCTTTAACTTCTCCTTTAGATGCATGTCTGCAGATATACTTAATAGCATTTCCTTCTGCAAAAAGCAATTTGTTCCTGTTTATAAATTCGCTCGGCTGAATTTTCATTTTTAAATAATGATTTCCTCCAACTTGTTTTTTATATACGCTCATATTTTAAACTCCTTGCTTCTATCCTTGCATCGAATTAAAAATAAATTTTTGCTACATCGAGTAAGACCGACGTACCAGACTCTTTGTTCTTCATCTTGTTTCATGATAGTTTTTGTTGCTCCTTTGATTGTATTAGTGGTTTGGTTTTGAAGAACAATAACATTAGTTGCTTCTCCTCCTTTTGAACTATGGAGTGTTAGTACCTTTACTCTTGGTTTAAGACGCAAATCTTCTCCATTGCTTCGCATGGTTCTGATGTAAGTTTTAGTGTTCGGAGTGACTGCAGTGAATGCATCGTACCATTGAAGCTGGGAATTTAATTTATATTCTTTTTTTAAATCATGTAGTTTAAATACTTTATCTTCGGTCTCTTTTAATTTTTTATTAAAACGTTCTAGAAGCCTTTGAACTTCTATAGTACTTAGTTCTTTACCTTTTTTCCATGCTTCCCAGTTTAAGATATCGCGATAAAGGGATTCATTCATACTTCTCCCATCTTTAGTTTCAAAATAAACTCCGCGCCTTCTGAGATCTTTAAGAACAGGTTTTAATAAATCATTAGTGCGGGCTAAAATATACCAATCTCCTTTGGAAAGGTTAATTGGATCGATAGAGAAAAAAGTTTTAATATTTCCATTCTCGGCGGTAGGAGTATTCCAAGGTTTGTCTAATCGTCCTAATTTAATATTATCTAATCGTTGGAGAGCTCGTACATGTATTGCACGAGGAACTCTTTTAGATTGTTTAAGTGGTATTTCAATGGCATCAAACTTAATAAAAGAATTAACGTCTGCACCAGCCCAGCCAAAGATAGCCTGGTCATCATCACCTGCAACATAAATATCTTTTGTATGTGGCTGTAAAGCAGTAATCATTTTCCACTGTAAAATAGAAAGATCTTGAGCTTCGTCGATAAAGATGACATCAAATTGAGGAACTTTCGCATCAGGTAATTGAATCTGATCTATAAATTGATTAAGCATGTCATTGTAATCAATGAGTGTGTAGGTATTTTTATAGTCTTCTATATGTTTAGCAACAACTTGAAGTTTATCTCTTTCAATTTTTCCGAGATGTTCATTACGATCGAGTTGATCTAAAACATTTATATTTCTAACCCGGGCTAAATTGATTAAGCTTAAGTATTCACTGTTTGAAGTAAATATTCCATTGAACTCATTTTTTTCGTAAGTAGCATATTTAATTCTTAATCCACATTCTTCTCCTATTATTTTATAGTGTTCTTCTTGCATAACATTTTCTTCTTGTAGTCCTAGATATCGGAAAGCAAAAGAATGCAATGTTCTAAAATGTTTAACATCTTTCTTTTTTAGAAATAAATAAGTTTCTAGAAGCCTGTCCCTTGCTTCGTACGCAGCTTTACGGGTAAAAGCAAAGTAACCAATACGATCAAGAGGGGTACCTGCTTCTTTGTACTCCATTACTTTATCTAATAGAGTTTGTGTTTTACCTGTGCCTGGAGGACCCACAACTTTATAATTCATTAATAGTTAGGCTCCGTTCGTTCAGGTTTTTTATATTCAATCTGATCAATTTTCATTTGTTTAAGACGCCAAACTTTTTGAGTTTTATTATTTATATTATAAGAGACATCATCTTCGGCTCCGAGTTCTTGTTTCATAATAATTCCGGTATCACGAGCATCGAGTTTCCATTTGGTAGGTAAGGTTTCAAAGAAGGAAGAAAAAATAAAATAATGAAATCCTCCTTCAGTCCAACAGAGTCCTCCTCTAATATCGCTTTTTGTTTTAGCTTGAGTTGAATTGACACAGTAGGTGTAGAGATGTTGATACAATTGATCTTTAATATCGGTCCCTGCAGCTGGATGAATAGTAACACAATTTTTTGAGACTTGATTAAGAAAGACTCTGAATTGTTTTGGTGACAAAGGATCAGGATAAAAATCAGCTTGTAACCAAATTAAATCTAAAAGAAATTTTTGAGTTGTAAACATTCCAGGACTGGATGCTTCACATTGAACTGGTTTTCCGTCTGGTTTTTCGACCATGAATCGGAGTCGTGGAGTGGTACTCATAATCTTTTGTAAACCAGAAATAAGGGGGAAAATAGAATTGACATCTGATTTAATTCCAAATTTTCTTTTGACGCAAACATGTTTTACGCATTTAGGTTCTAAAATTTCATCGGTACAAGTATGTCCTGCAGTATCTTTACTCCAGGCTTTAATTTTATCGTTAATTTTTTTAAGAGGCCACGGATCTGCAAAATATTTATTAGCTTCATTAACTTTATCAGGCCATTGATCTTTATATTTTTTCTTGGCAAAGACCATGTAATTAAACATAAACCGATCTCTGCCATCTCCAATTTTAGTTTTGGAAAGTCGTTGTAAACAACATGGTCCATCTGCAAATTCAGGGTCTCCTCCTTTTAAAACTTCTTCTTCACATCGTGTGACAAGTTGGTTTAATCCTTCAGGGTTTAATTGAGACTCTATGGCTATTTTAATAAATTGTTCTAGAGATAAAGGTTGATTGTTTTTGTCGAGAGCATGACGAGTTGTTTCTTTTTCGTTTTGATAAGGAAGGTTAATAAAATTTCCTGACAAATTTCCATTCTCATCGGGTTCTAGTTCAATTTGTTTAGGATAAATTTCAGTGGTTCTTGGTAGTTCAAGTGGTAAAAGTAGCGAAGCTAAGGAATCTCGCATAGTTTGTGCGTCAATGGCTTCTTTTAAAAATAAATAAATATGTAAACCTCCGCTTTTTGATCGACATGGGACTAAAGGTAATTTATATTTTTCTATGTAAGAGAGTAAAAGTGGTATGTTAAAATCTTTATAGTTTTTAGCATCCACATCAATACATCCAAAAGATGCTTTACCTTCTTTGGTACAAGGTTGAATTCCTATTGATATTGTTCCGTCTAAATGTTGTTTGTAATGAAAAAGAGTGACTGATTCTTGAGCCCATACGTAGGGAGGTTTGATCTTATTTCTTTCTTTATCAAACTCAGCTTTGGACATATCGGCTTTGCCAAAGTTTTCTTTGAGTCCAGAAAATAGTTTTATAAATTCATCTATCATACATCCCTTTAAGCGGGGCGG